GAGGGATCTGGACGAACTCCATAACCAACTCGTTCGTTGGTTTGAAGAGTCCGAAATGGCCAGACAAGACGAAATTAAGATGGCCGAGACTGCGCGCTCGTACTATGATCACGACCAATGGACTAAAGAAGAACTGGACGAACTGAAGAAGCGCGGCCAGCCGGCTATAGTAATTAACAAGATACATGACAAAATCAGTTTATTGTGCGGCATGGAGCGCAAGGCACGCACCGATCCCAAGGCGTTCGCGCGCACGCCGGCCGAGGACGACCGCGCCCTGGCCGCCACGCAGGCGCTGCGGTTCATCAGCGACGACAACGAGTTCTCGCTGGTCCGTAGCGCTGTGTTCGAGAACATGCTGATCGAGGGCGCCGGCGGCGCGGAACTCGGCCTCGAGGACGACGGCCAGGGCGGCGCGAACATAACGATCACGCACGTTCCATGGGACCGCATTTTCTACGATCCGCATTCCCGCTCGATGGATTTCAGCGACTGCCGATACAAGGGTCTGGTCATTTGGATGGACCGCGACCAGCTCGAGGGCCTGTATCCCGAGGGCGACGACGTGATCGAGGCGTCGTTCAGCAGCACGGATTTCTACTACAACGACAGGCCGGAAACCGCGTTCTGGACGGATAACCGGCGGCGCCGCGTGCGTGTCGTGCAGTGCCATTGGGACGAGCGCGGTACGTGGTGGCAGGCGACGTTTACCAAGAACGGCATTCTGGCCAATCCGCAGCGCAGTCGGTTCAAGGATCGCAAGGGTAAGAGCGCGTGCAGCTTGCTGCTGCAGTCGGCGTATATCAACCGGGAGAACCAGCGCTACGGCATGGTGCGTGGGTTGATCAGCCTGCAGGACGAGATCAACAAGCGGCGCTCCAAGGCGCTGCACCTGCTGTCGGTGCGCCAGGTGGTGGCCGAGCAGGGCGCGGTGCAGGACGTGGACAAGGCCCGTCGCGAGGTGGCCAAGCCGGACGGCTACGTCGAGGTGATGCCCGGCTTGAAGTTCGAGATCGAGCAGAGCGCGGATCTGGCGTCCGGGCAGTTCCAGCTGTTGCAGCATGCGACAGCGGAGATGCAGCTATCGGGGCCGAATGCGGCGATGTCGGGCACCGACCCGCGCGAACTGAGCGGGCGGGCGATCCTGGCCCAGCAGGCGGGTGGTGCGGCGCAGAACGAGCCGCTGGCTGACGCGCTGCGCTACTGGTCACGGCGGGTCTACGAAAGCTGCTGGATGGCGGCGCGGGAATACTGGTCCGGCGGCAAGTGGGTGCGGCTTACCGACGAACTCAACGGCACGACGTGGGTGGGCATTAACAGGCCGATCCGGGTGATGGACCGCCTTGCGGCGATGCCTGAGCAGATGCGCATGCAGATGATGCAGCGCATGCAGTTGCAGCCCGACGATCCGCGGTTGCAGCAGGTGGTGGGGATAGAGAACGACATTACCGACCTTGATGTGGACATAACGATCGAGGAAGGCATCGATATTCCGAGCCTACAGGCGGAGCAGTTCCAGACACTGGTGCAGCTCGCCGGCATGCAGCCGGGGCTGATACCGGGTGACGTGCTGATTGCGGCGTCCGGGCTACAGGACAAGGACATGCTGCTTCAGCGCATGCAGGCGCACCAGCAGCAGCAACAGCAGGCGCAGCAACAGGCCGGGCAGTTGGCGCAGCAGCACGCGCAGGCGGACATCCAGGGCAAGCAGGCCAAGGCCGCCGCCGATATGGCGCTTGCACAGGAGCGCAAGGTCAACGCAGTGCGCGAGGTGCATGGTATCCACAGCGATTTCAGTGCGCCGCCCTATGGCCAGCCATTCGTCGCACCGGACAACCCGCCGGGCGTGCAGCCAACGCAACAGCCGTCCGATCCCGAGCAAATGACGCCGGAGATGGCGATGGCGCACCACCTGGTGGATTTGCACAAGAAGGCCGCTGACATCCGCAACACGCAGGCGCAGGCGGCGCTGACCGCGGCGAAGGCGGCGCAGATCCCGCACCAGACCGTGGGCGAGATCGCCAACACGCACCAGACGATGGTGACGACGAATCGCCTGATTAAGACGCCGATCCCACAGCCGGGACAGCCGGCCTAATCCAAGGACACGACTATGGCTAACGAAGCACTCGACAGCTTCCTTGCGTCCGAGACGCAGGCGGCAACCCCAGAACCCGCCCCGCGCGAGGCCCCAGAGCCACGCCAGGAGGCGCCGGAGCCAAAGGCCGAGGCTACCAGGCCGCCGGAGCCAAAGGCCGCCGAGAAGCCGCCTGAGGACGACGCAGAGCCGCCGCAAGCGCTCGACGGCGAGCCGGTTATCCCGCGCCGTGCCTACGAGGACGAGCGGCGTAAACGCCAAGATTGGAAGGAGCGTGCGGCCAGGCTGGAAGGTGAACTCACCGCCATCCGCCGCCAGCAGGAGGAAGCCCGTGCGCAGGCGTCACAGCCCGAGCAGATGCCGCCGCTGGCGCCGATCGATCCGGCACAAGATCCGGTTGGCTTCACCGCGCGGCTGCAGCAGGTGCTGCTCAACGAGCGGCTGAACAACTCCGAGGAGCGGCTGCGCGAGAAGATCGGCGACGAGAAGCTCAACGAATACGTGGCCGAGTTCAAGCAGCTCGCCCAGCGCGATCAGACGCTGTTCGGCAAACTCTACAGCCAGACCAATCCGTATGCGTGGATGACGCGCGAGGTGGATCGGCTGCGGCATCTGCGTGAGGTCGGCGACGACCCGTCCGCGTACCGCGCACGCATCGAGGCCGAGGCGCGGGCGAAGTGGGAGCAAGAACAGGCAGCGAAGCCGCAACCGCCCCCGGTATCACCCGCCGCAGGGATGCAGCCGTCGCTCGCCACCGCGCGCAGCGTCGCTGGACGCACCGCAAGTACATGGACCGGCGAGCCGAGCCTCGAGGAGGTGTTGGCGCCGGTGCAGAACAGGCGGTCGGCGAACGGCCAGTTCCGCCGGTTCTAGGTGGTGCGGGCGAAGGCGCCGTGGAAGACTCCGTGAAGTCTACGCGTGGCGGCCTGACGTTTTTTGTCAAATGCCAGGACAAGCGCCGCTTTAGTCGGATCAACCTCTAAGTCGGAGGCTTTAGTTAGATAATCCGAGGCGCTTCCTAACAGGCTCGCGCTATCCTCGAATAACGCAATTCCTCGGTTACATCGCGAGCAAAGAAGACCTCGGACGAGCCCTGTCGAATGGCAATGATCGACGCAGAAGAAGCCATGCTTGGCTCGTGGGTTAGGTGATTGGCAGATTGCGCATACATTGCCTTGAGATCGTAGCATTTCCTCGTATTCCGCGGGGCGGATCCGGTATTTGCGCATCAGCCTATCTGCTCGGAGATATGTTCGATACCCAGGGCTGGCTTTAAACCGAAGCCAACGACTTTGCCCACTTGGGCCAGCACGCTTGGTGTACTCCCTCGAATATTTGGTACGACAGCGACGGCACTGCCCCCTGAGGCCATCCTTGTTGGCGGGAGCAGGCGAGAAGCACTCGAGAGCAAGGCTCTGCTTGCACGCTGAGCAGGTTTTTAGGAGCATAGTAGTAACCCTTCTGGATGCTGAACCGTCCTGATTGGCCAGAGGCCGGTCGCTGTTATCAGCAACGATCGGCCTCGCTCCTAATACCACAAAATATGCCGGCCGAAAGCGCAAAACCAGCGCTCACGCTACGCATATTTTCCTGCCGCCGAGGTTACGGGCGCACGTGCCGACCCAGGTGCCGCCGACCGAAAACGGGCGCAGTGGCTGCCGCCGAGCATTCGGGCGCGATCAAACGAAAGGAGAAAGATAGTATAGGAGTGCTCGGCGATGGCCGACATGAATGTAACCCCGGCCAGACCGGGATTAACCCCAATACAGTGGCAGTCCGACTTCTGGGTAGAGTATCTCAGGGAGAACCAGTTCACGCCATACTTTGGGACAAGTATGGACGCGATGATTCAACTCCAAACGGATTTGACTAGGAAACCAGGCGATACTGTGGTATTCCCCACCGTCCGCAATCTCGTCGGAGCCGGAGTTACTGGGAATACTGTCCTAGAGGGCAATGAGGAAATTCTCAACGCCCGCTCGCTGAACGTCACTGTCGGCGTCATTCGTCACGCGGTGGCGGTGTCCGACTGGGACGAGCAGAAATCCGTCATCGACCTGCTGCAAGCCGGCCGTTCGGTGCTGAAGAACTGGGCGGCGAACAAGTTGCGCTCGGACATCATCACCGCGCTTGGCTCGATAACGGCTGACGGCAACGTGTCGATCTCGTATGCCGCAGCGACGGCCGCACAGCGCAATACGTGGCTCG